ATTCCAAATTTTAATGAAAAAATATCAAAGGAGATTAAAAAACACTTGGTTGCAATAGCAGAATTTGTAATTAAAACCTTTAAAGAAAAGGAATAATAATGCCTACATTATTAAATTTTGAAGCATTTTGTGATGACTTAAAAGAAATCACAACAACAAAAATTTATGATAAAAAGAAACCTCATGCTACAGGTTTATTTTCAGAACAGATTTTTGGACCAGAAACAAATTATACATGTCAATGTGGCACGTATTGGGGAATTTCAGGATCTGGTGGAACATGTGCAGATTGTGGAGTTGATGTTGTAAATAGTGATGAAAGAAGAAAAAGATTTGCTAAAATTGTTTTACCTATTCCAGTAGTTAATCCTTTATTTTATGATTTAGTTTCTGATCTTGGTGGTCGTAAAGTTAAGAATTCTATAGATAGTTTAATGAAAGATGAAAATTCTATTTTAATACATATTGAAGATGAAGATGTATGTAGAGTTGAGAAACAAAATCCTGAAGATATTGATAGAAATGATTTTGTTGGTACTGAAGCAGTTAAAATATTAGTAGAAGAATTAGCAGATTATAGGTTGGATCTTGGTGAGGCTGGATGGAATGTTGTTAAAGATAATATTGACCAACTAATAATTAATCAAGTTATTGTATTGCCTCCTGATTTAAGACCAGCATCAAAAAAGATTAGTAAAAAGGGTCAAGTATCATCTGATAAACTTAATAGATACTATACTCAAATATTAACTAAAAAAGAGTCTATGGCTGAAACCCCATGCAATATAAGGGTTGATAGAAATTTATATTATAACTATTATAGACAATTACAAAAAGATGTTAATGAGCTTTATGTTTATATTCTTGAGAAAATGTCTAAGAAAGAAGGGTTGATTCGTGGAAATATTTTAGGAAAAAGAATTGATTTTTCTGGTAGAGCAGTAATTGTTCCAGATCCTACTTTAGAAATGGAATATTGTGCCTTACCTTATTTAATGTTTCTTGAATTATTTAAGTTGAAGATATCAAGAAAAATAATTGAACTTGGAAGATTTAAAAAGATTAATGATGCAATAGATTTTATTGATAATTGTATTGAAATCGGTAATCCAGTATTATTTAATATATGTGAAGAGATTGCAAAAGATGAAGTGTGTTTATTAAATAGACAACCATCATTACATAGATTAAGTTTATTAGGTTATAAAACAAAAGTTACTTTAGAAAAAGTTATTAAGATTCATCCATTATCTTGTCCTCCATTTAATGCAGATTTTGATGGAGATCAAATGGCTGTATATGTTCCAATTAGTGAAGAATCAAAACAAGAAGTGCTTGATAGATTATTGGTTATTAGAAATCTTACTAATCCTTCAAATGGAAGTTTATCAACAACTCCAAGTCAGGATGTTATTTTAGGTATATATGCAATAACTCATGAAATATTTCCAGATCTACAGGATGATGTTGATTGTAAAGGAAGAACAATTAAAACAGATCGCAAACTTTTAAATGATTGTTTTCCAGAAGATTATCAAGTAATTGACGAACCAATAGGCGGAAAAGAATTAAATTATTATTTAACTGATGTTAATAATAGATATTCAAATGAAATTACTGCTGAGGTTCTTGATAAAATTAAATTTCTTGGATTTAAATATGCAACATTATTCGGAGCAACACTTTCATTAGATGATTGTTTTATTGATGGATGTCTTGAAAAAAGAGATTCATTATATGAAAGTGATAACATAAGAGAGCAATTGGATATGGTATCTAAGGAAGAAACAATTCAATACCTTAGAGATAATTTTAAATATGCTTACATGATTGAATCTGGAGCTAGAGGTAGTTGGGATCAGGTAAGACAAATAGTTTTAACTAGAGGGTTTATTTCAAATTTTAGAGGTGAGATTATTGAAAATCCTATTAAACATAGTTTTATTAATGGGTTATCTCAAAGAGAATTTTTTGATTCTACTAATGGTTCTAGAAAAGGATTGTTGGATGTTGCTTTGAACACTGGAACATCTGGTTATCTATCTAGAAAATTAATATTCACTTGTGCTAATCTTCAGATTGATAAAGACATTGAAGATTGTGGTACTACTGATTTACTTAGTGTTTATGTTGATAATGATAAAAAAGCAAAGATGTTAATTGGTAAATGGTTTATGGAAGGTGGAAATCTTATAAAAATGACTGAGCATAATTATTTTGGTTATGTTGGTAAGACCATTGAGATTAGAAGTATAATATATTGTAAATCTCCTAAAGTATGTACTAAATGTTATGGAGAATTATATGAAATGTTAGACAGTGAATTTATTGGCGTTATTGCTGCTCAAAGTCTTGGTGAATGTAACACACAATTAGTGCTGCGCACGTTCCATACAAGTGGAGTAGCGGTTCTTCATAAAAATGAAGATGGTTCTGAGGATGAAGAAATGAAACAACATGATATTGTAGCAGATTTATCAACAGTATCAAAGTTATTACATAAATTTCCAAAAGAAACAACACCAAATGATCTAGTTTCTAAGTTATATAATTGTTATAATATTAGTAGAACAATTCATCATGTTCATTTTGAGTGTGTAGTATCTCAGTTAATGTGGTATAATGATAAAAAATGGAGATTATATGAAAATAGAGAGAATGTTGTTCCAAAATATTTAAGTGTGCAAACCGTACCAAGCCAGGAGAGTTGGTTAATGGGTTTAGCATTTTCAAATCCAAAGAAACATATTATAAAAGGTATTCTTAATTCTGGTTTATATCATGGTGTTATGGATAAAATTTTATGTGGGGAAGAAATATAAATGAAATGTGAGTATGGTTGTGGTAAAGAAGCGAGATATCCACCTGGGAAAGGGAGAACAAAATGGTGTTGTTCAGAATATCCAAGATTATGTGAATATGTTAAAAAAACATATGGTAGTTCTGGTGATAAAAATCCAATGTATGGTAAAAAACAAACGAATAAAACAAAACAATTAATAAGTAATAAATTAACTGGAGGAAAAGTCACAAGAACTTATAAACCAATTAAAATTAATACTGATAAACTATGTGATTTTGGATGTAATAGAAAAGCAAAATATAAACTAAAAAATGATAAATTATGTTGTTCTGAACATCAAAGCTCATGTTTTCAAATTAAAAGAAAAATAGGTAAAGGTGTCAAAGGAAAAATGGTTGGTGAAAATCATCCATTTTATAATAAAACACATACTGATAAAGTCAAAAAAGAACAGTCAGAAAGAAGTATTGGAAATAAATATTCTGAATATACTTTTGAAACTTTTTTGGAAAAATATCCTTTCTTTCCAGATTACGAAGAAATTAGAAAAACAAAAAATGGAGGAATAGAAGTTAGATGTAAAGAATGTAATATTTGGTTTGAACCTGAAAAATATTACAGTATCATAGGTTATCGAGCATGTGCTATAAAAAACCCAGGATTAGGACATTGTTACATGTTTTGTTCTGAAAAATGTAAAATTAAAAGTTTTGATTTTTATAAGAAAAAAGAAACAATATATTTATCCAAATATGATAAGTATAAAAAAGAAGTATTAAAATATACTTATAAAAGTTTAAATAATAATATAGAATTAATTAAAAATTCTGATAAAAAAATAATAGGAGATAATTTAGAATTAGATCATAAATTTTCAATGTCTTTGGGATTTGAAAATGATATAGATCCAAAGGCTATTGGTAGTTGGAAAAATCTTGAGTATATTCCAATGATAGAAAATAGAAGTAAGGGTGGGAAATGTTCTATAACATTAGAAGAAATTAAAAAAATAGAAAAAATATATAAACGTAAATGGGAGAAATAATTTTGACTATAGAAAATCCAATATATAAAGTTGGCGAAAATAATCATAATCATATTTTCAACATTAGACAAAAAGAATATGCAGCAATTTTGGAAAATGTAAGGAAAATACTGATCCCAGCAGAAGAATTAGGATTTAATTTAATTGAATATAGATTAAAAGAACCTAGATTTTCAAATGGAGAAATAAGTAAAACTTTAAAGAAAAATCTAATAATTAGATTTCAAAAAGGAACCGCAAAGATAGATTTATCGATGCAAATCCCAACGTTAGTTGATGATAATTATATTGTTATAAACGGAAGAAAGAAAATTCCATTATTTCAATTATTTGATATTCCAGTTGTTACAAGAGGAAAGAGTATTAAAATAAGAACAAATGTTGCTACTCTTATGATATTCCCTCAAAGAGATCCTCCATATGTTCTTATAAGTATATTAGGTAGAAAAATTCCATTGTTTTTAATTATGTTTGGTTATTATGGAATTGATGAAATAAATGATAGGTTTGGTTTATCTGATATGGTAGATTCTCCTATTATAACTAAGGAATCAACTTTATATGATAAATTAATTTACGATTTAAAAGAGTTTTATGATGAATCTAGAGGAGTTACTCAAGATGATATTATAAAGGAAATAGGTAGAAATTATTCTAAATTTAATTCAAAAGCTAAAGGTGAAGATATTGTATATGCAATAGATTTAATTTTAAAGGTTGATCCTATTTCTGCTGAGTTTTTTGATACTGAAAATATTTTAGATGAAATAGTTCAAACATTAGACGGTGGTGATCTTGATGATACAGATTTAAGAAATAAAAGAATTAGATGTTTTGAGTATGTAGTATTAGCAAAAATATCAAAAGCAGTGTTTGATATGTGTATGTCAAATAGAACAGCAAGACAGCCAAAATTTAATGTCAATTCAACTCAAATATTATCAGAATGTAATGTATCTGATATAGTTCAATTTGATTTTGCTATTAATCCAATAGATGAAGCAACAAAATTAAGTAGAACAAGTTTAGTTGGACCTGGTGGATTTAATAGACAAAATGTTCCTGAACATTTAAGAGATATTATGCCAAGTATGTTTGGTAGACTATGTCCTGTTGATACACCAGATAGAGATAATTGTGGAGTTCTCCAGAATCTTATTCCAAATGTACCATTAGATGAAAATTTAAGATTTACGGATGAATTTCTTGAAAAACAACCTATTTCAATACCTGTATCAATGGTTCCATTTCTTGAACATGATGATCAGACTAGGTTACAAATGGCGTCTTCTCAAATGAGACAAGCAATTATGTTACAAAATTTTGATCAACCAATGATTAAATCAGGTTGTGAAAACTTATATACAAAGTATACACAGTTTGTAAAAATTGCTAAAAAATCAGGAAAAGTTCTACATCTTGATAGTAATTATATAATAGCTCTGTATGATGATAAAACAATTGAAATATTTAATATTGCATATAGAAAAATTTATATATCAAATCTTGATGTATTTAATATATATGTGAAACAAGGAGATGAATTTAATGCTGGAGATATTCTAGCAGAAAGTAATTTTTGTAAGGATGGGAGTATTAATATTGGTAAAAACCTTTTAACTTGTGTTATGGTTTATTATGGTTATAATTATGAGGATGGAATAATTATATCTGATAGAGTACAAAAAGAAGGATTATTTACATCAGTACATTTTGAAGATATGTCTTTTGATATACCAATGTCTAAAGTTTTGTTATCATTAGATAATAACAATTCATATAAACCTCTTCCTAAAATTGGGGATAGAATTGCTAAAGGTGCTCCATATGCAATTTTAAAAGAATTTCCAAATAATCAAATGGATTTCTTTGATATATTTAAAGAAGAAAGAAAATTATTATCTAAACAAAATGTTATTATAACTGAAATTAATATTTATGTTAATCAATGGTGTATTGATATACCTCAATATAATGATTGGGTTGAAAGTGTTATTAAATCTCAACAAGATGAAGAGCTGAAGATTAAAGTTATTATTGAGGAAAATCTTGATAAAGATAAAGTTAAATCTTTTATTAAAACTAATAATCTAGATTTGTTTAGTAATACAGGCAAATTTAAAATCAAAGGAGAAGAAGTTTTAGGTATAAGAGTTGAAATGTTTGGAATATTCTTTAGACCAATTCAGATAGGGGATAAAGTTGGTAATAGGCATGGAAATAAAGGAGTAATTTCAACTATAGTTGCTCATGAAAAAATGCCAATGCTACCTGATGGAAGACATGCAGATATTATTGTTAACCCTTTGGGGACAATTGGTAGAATGAATATTGGTCAGTTATATGAATATCATCTTGGTATGTCTTTATATGATCTTAAGAAACAAATGAATAAAATTATTAGTAAAAATATTGATTCGGTTAAAGATTTTAACGAAGAACAAATTCAAATTCTTGTTAAAGAATATGTTTTAGGATATATTAAAATAGTTGATTGTACAGAGGGTGGATGGTATATTGAGCAATTTGAAGAACAATTACCAGAAGTTATTGATGAAAAATGGATAGAAGAATTATCTATTATTCAACCTCCATTTGAATCAGTTAATATGGATAGAACCAAACAAGCATTAGAGTATACAAATTCTCAGTTTAAATATCAGGTATTTGATCCTCAGTCAGGAACTCATCCATTTAATCCAGTAACATGTGGATATGGTTATTTCTTTAAAATGGTTCATATATCTGAGACAAGGTTAGCGGCTAGAGGTATTGGTTCATATGCTCGTAAGACATTACAACCTTTAGCAGGAAGAAAGAATAAAGGTGGGCAGAGATGTGGGGAAATGGAAACAGCTGCATTGATTGGACATAATGCAACATTTAATTTAAGAGAATTCCTTACAACAAAATCTGATTGTATTGATCTTAAAAATAAATTTATTAGAGAACAATTAGAATCAGATTTAGGTAAACTTGAAGAAGAAGATCATGAAGATTCCATAGTGCCAGAATCTGTGAAACTATTAAATGCAAATTTAACAGCATTAGGGTTAAAAAGATAAGGAGATTAAAGAAATGAAAAAAATTATAGATGTTAAAATAAGAAGTGAACCTCATATTTGTGATTATGGATGTGGACAAAAAGCTATTTACCAATTTAAAAATGGTAAATGGTGTTGTTCTAAATCAACTAAACAATGTTCTCATAGTAGAAATAAAACTAGTGAAAATAGAAAAGGTACTACGCATTCCATATTATCTAAACAAAAAATGAGTAAAGCAAAAAAAGGCAAACCTCCATGGAATAAAGGAAAAACAGGTATTTATTCTATAGAAACATTAAATAAAATGTCTTTATGTAAACAAGGTAAAAAATTAACTCAAAATCATAAATTAAACATATCTAAATCAAATAAAGGTAGAATCTTATCTGATGAAACAAAAAGAAAAATATCTAAATCTAATATTGGTAAAGTATTTTCTACAGAAACATTAAAAAAAATGTCAGATTCTACTAAAGGACAAATAGTAACTGATCAAACTAAAATTAAATTAAAATTAACTATGGAAGATATTTTTAAAAGATATCCAACATTTACTAAGATTGAAGAGATGCGGTATAACCCTGCTAAACCAGGTAAGAAAGAAATACAAGCACATTGTAAGAATCATTTATGTAAAAATTCTAAAGAACAGGGTGGTTGGTTTACTCCAACATATACGCAATTACATGAAAGAGTGCGACAGTTAGAACATAAAGATGGTAATGATGGTGGATATCTTTATTGTTGTGAAGAATGTAAACAAGAATGTCCTCTATATTATTTAAAATGTGATCCAAATATTAAAAATGATATCTTATATACACCAGAAGAATATAATACTTGGAGAAATGAAGTATTAAAACGAGCTGCTTGGTTATGTGAGTATTGTGAAGAGTTAGCTACAAATTCTCATCATTCACGACCACAAAAACTCGAACCAGGGTTTGTTCTTGATCCTGATTTCGGAGTAGCATGTTGTAATAGTTGTCATTATAAATATGGTCATAAAACTGGAACAGAATGTTCTACAGGAAATTTAGCTAATAAAATATGTAAATAAAAGGAGAAATTAATGATACAATCACTTCCTGATATTCAAGGAACACTTCCAAAAATTCAAATACCAATCATGGAAGTTGGTGTTAGTAATATAAACGTACCATTTGTTATGGAATCTAAGTATGGTGGCATGAAGTCTATGGTTGCTAATGTATCTATGAGGACTAATCTTGAAGCTGAAGTAAAAGGAATTTCAATGTCCAGGTTAATTAGAACATTGAAAAATTATTTGGATCTTCCTTTAAAGAAAAAGCTTATAAAAGAAATACTTATAGATTTAATGAAAAATGTTGAGTCTACAGAAAGTTATATGAGATTTGATTTTCTTTATCCAATAGTTAGAAAGTCTATATTATCAGATAATGAATTTCCAATATTTCATAAATGTAGATTTGAAGGTCAAATGAGAGGAGCCAATTTTAAATTTTTTCAAGGATCGACGATCCAATACAGCAGTTATTGTCCATGTAGCGCTGAATTATCAAAAGATTTAGCAGAAAAAGGAAGTGTTGGGTTTCCTCATGCTCAAAGATCATTTGCTAATATAATGATTGAAGGTAAGAAAGACTCTTATATCTGGTTGGAGGACATTATAGAGTCCGTTGAACGAGCAATTAAAACAACAGTATATCCTATTATTAAACGAGAAGATGAACAGGAAATAGCTCGTATTGCTGCTGAAAATCCAATATTTGTTGAAGACGCAATTAGACAAATAAGTGTTGAGTTAGATAAGATGTCAGTTGATGATTGGATTGTAAAATGTGATCATGAAGAATCAATTCATACTTCTAATGCTATTGCTGTTAATTGGAAAGGTATTGCTGGTGGGTTTGATTATAAATTCTTTCTATAGGAGGTTTTATGGGTAGATTAAAAAATGTAATAAATAGTGATAAAGCATAAGCTTAGTAATTAATATATTTAATGGACTATTCTTAATTGGATAGTCCATTAAATAAAAAAGGAGACTATATGGTTAAAAAATTATCTAAAACAGGAAGAACTAAATTCGATATAGATAATATGGATTTTGGTTTTCTTCATAATGCACTTGATAATTATAAAGAATTGGTTAAAGAAACTGAATTTCATGATCGTTCTATTATGACTAAAGGTTTTATATTAGATAGAATTGAAAGTTTAAAGAAAACTTTTGAGGTTGGTGTATAATGAATATTAATGATACATTACAGGCTATATCAATAAATGATGTTGTTATATTGAAAGGTCAATTACAACATGTAGGTCGTTGTAACCTATCTAGTCTTAGTAAACAAATATAGGAGAATTTAAAAAATGGCAAAAGAAAAGAAACATGTAGCAAAAACTTTAAAAAACATTCTTGAAAATCCAACAATGAAATTTATTATGGATAAATCATTACCATTAGATGATGTAATTGATGTAGTACAAAAGTATTGGACCGTTGATATGTATACTAGAAAACCTGGACCTGCTTTGGTTGATGGTGTTTTTGAAGGTACTGATTTGGATTTGGCATGCTTTCTTACAGCATTGTCTGAAAGAGGTGCAGTTCTTAATCTTCCAAATTATAAATCAATGAGACCGTCAACTATTAAAGAAGGAGAAAGAATCTCATCTAAAGAAAATCGTCATGGAAAGATTCTTGGAGTAATTTCAAACAAAGATGTTTTTAGTTTCTCTCTCAGAATTATGGATATGAATGTGATGACTTCTGAAACTGTTGGTGAACCTAGAACATTTTCTTTAACAACCCCAGATGGAAACTGGTATGATGGTTGGGATAAAATTGAATGGGATCCATCTGCTAAAGAGAATGAGTTTCTAACTGAGAATGAATTATGGACTGGTTCAGGTATTGTTTTTAAACATTTTGCTCATCCGAATAGATGGATTAGTCTTTATGGACAACATTACTTTATTACCAAAGCTTTAATTAATAGACTAACTGAGCAAGCTTCTAATAACTTTAAACAGATGAAGAAGATGCTTGCTGAGGGTATTGAATACCCAGCTACAGGTGAAAAAGGTGCTCCAAAAGTTTATGGAAAATCCACTAAAGAAAAAGGAAAATCTGTAAAATTTGAATCATTAGAAGTTGAAATTGATATTCCAGATAATAAAACTAATTTTCCTGTATATGAAAGTACACAAGAAAATCTTGTTAAATTAAATGAAGAAAGAAAGTATTGGAATAGTACAGTTATACCAAATATTAGATTTGCTACTAGACTAACTGAATATGTATTTTATACTAATGGAGTTAAAAAAGAAGGTGGTGAAAAAATGCCATCTTGGTTATCTGGTGGAACATCTTGGGAAAGAAATTTTAAATTACCAAGAAAACAAATTCAATGGGACAGACTTAAATTGATGCAACCAGGTGTAGGAGAATTTTCAGTTTCAATCAGAAAGAGAATAAAAACTAAAGCTGAAATTATGGCTATGGATTTTAAGGAGAAATAAATGAAATCATTTGAAATAATGTTTTATGATTTATCCAGTGAAGCTCAAAAGGAATTTCTCAATTTTCAAGAGGTTGAGAATGTTTCTGATCTTAATATTGATAATATTCCTATAGCTATTATTGAGCGAGAGGAGGATTATGAATAGAGAAACAATCTTAGAACTTTATAAAAAAGAAAGACATTATGAAGAAACTATATTTGGAGATTATTCGATTGATCCTGCTTTAAATGTAGCAAGTTTGTTACTTATAATTGAAACCTATTTAGAAAAAGCTAAAAAAGCTTATGTTTCAAACTGGGTTCATGAATTACCAGATTGGTTGATATCAGCTAAAGAAAATGAATATGGATTAAAAGTCTCTACTGTTCCTGTTGGTGCTTATGAAGAGTTAATTAAAGTACATGCTCTCTCAGGTGCAGCTTTAGAAGCATTTACTAATATTGATCCTAATCATTGGAGAGAAGATGGTATAAAAGAAAAATGGAATATTAATACAGGAGAAAATAATATTGGAAGATAATAAAGTAGTTGATACGGAAACAAAAGATGATAGTGGAATTGATCATTTAGCACCAATAAAAAACACTCTTAATTCAGCTGGTATTAAAATGCCAGATCTAGTAGCTGAAGGAGATTTGACTATTG